GCCGGGATTGGTTGCTGCAAAGTCTCGATCATCCAGTTTGATAGTGGCGCTGTATCCCAACTGACTCATGTAAGGTAACTTGACACTTATCATGGGAATAAAGTTATGATATTCTGTTAGCCCCGATTCGCACAGCCCTTCAACACTGGTGCTGTCGATATCAAGTGTACACAGTAAACCAGTTTTCAACAATGGTTTAATCATGTCTTCCCATAATGTCCAAGTATGGAAATCATTTACAGGAGGATTAGGAAAACTCATGTTGGCACCAAAGTAGATGTGATTGGTTTCGTAAGTTGAACATGCCAGCGCATGTTTGATGTCTTCTACTGATTGCACACCTACTACAAACAGAGTATCCATATCATACGCCGGAGTGTGTTCAACTTCCTTGCCAAAGAAAAATCTTACGTTGTCGTGCCCTTCTCGTTTCATATGCTTTGTTCCAGTTTGTCTAGTTTGCCAATGTCAAGGTCATCAACTGCGATATCCTCTTCTCTGGTATCATATAGTGTTTTGTATTGACTTTGTGCGTTGACTGCACGTTTTCCGGTGGCACCGCGTGTTCCTACAACCCGTTCCCATACTTTAGCATGATCTACAATAATTTGCAAGCTCTTTTGGCGGTCGCGGGCAGAGAAAATACGATCAATGACCTTGTCTATGTCATAGTCAGGGTTATACGGATGTACCATCATGTCTGGGCATACACCCGAATCAAACATACGATTGGCACGCTGTACAGCTTCGATGTGTGTCCAGACATTATGACTCATAAGCAAGGCATAGCTGAAACTATCCCACGACGTTTTACCTTCCTTGCCAATCTTATTCAAGTCGCCTGGCTTGTAATAACACACATCCGAAATCTTCATACGGCTCGTAATAGGTGAATCTTCAAAATTAGGATGTATTGCTTCGTCATCCTTGGGATTTCTTTTATCTTGCCTGACAGCATCACCAAATGATCTTGAGTCTACAGCATACTTCTTATCGTCCACCGTAGGACTCATGTTATAACTCCACTTCTTGCGATTTTCAGTAGTGATGTTGTGATACAGTTGTCCATTAGCAGTTGCCAGGAATGGACTAGCACAATCAAAGCTGATAGTAAAGGTTGGATTATGATACTTCCTCACACTACGCTGAATGGCAGTGAGCAGCACTGCCCATTCCAGTTTTGATGTACCCAAGAAGTGCATCCAGTCGTGTATGCCGGATTCCAGCAACCCGTCATGTATTAAATGTACCAGTCGTTTGAGAACCAGTTGTACATCACACATGTTCTGCCCTCCCATGCCCCATCCGTTAAAGTGGCGCCCAGGATACTTAACTGGATCACAGTAGTCTTTCATGTCATTGTACCAATCGTCGGCTTCGTCGTGGGTGCCTCCTTGCAAGACATTTAGAATCTTAGTGTCACCGTAGCGATTGTTAATCCAGTACTCGTTGTTATACTTGGTTGCATTTACAGCATCAATGTAGCTGGCAATACCAGATGCAGCAGATGCTTTGGGATCGCGAAACGTCCAAGTTGGAATATCCAATGTCATGCCGTACGTGGCAATACCCATTTGCCATTTAAGTACAACTTCACGCATTTTTTGTGCAGCATTCAATTTATTTTGATACTCTTTAATAAGATCAACTTTTATAGTCTTAGGGTTACCATGTTTGTCTAATTTAGGTTTGCCTGCCTTATCAAGTACCGGTCGGATTTCAGTTTTACGAGTAATGCAATCTGTCATCTTAGCAGATACTTCTGCACTAGTAGGGTCGCGCCACTCGCCTTCCCACACACCCTTGGCAATCTGGAACCCACCTGAGTCAGCCAACATGATAGTGTCGGCTTCTCTGTTGCGAACCATATCCTCTTTGGCCACAAACTTGGACAAGTCCAAGTCGGCATGACCTGCTGAATACAAACTGTACTTGTAAGGAAACAGACCTTTTTGCGAATTTAACCAGTTGAGTTGTTCCATGTCAGGAATACCTGCTGGCATACGTGCGGCGTCGATGTAATTTTCAGTACGTTGACGACCCACATAGTTGGCATAGAAACTGCTGATGGCTGGAAGAAATACAGCGTAGTCATTCTGATTTGCTGTAAAATTGTGTTGTTCGATCATTTTTGCTGTGCAGGCAAGATGTAATTGTATTCAGCAATGCCGGAGTTTATAGTAATTCTCGCTGCGCCATCATCGCTAATGCGTACTGTCTTATCGCCAGTGAGATCCAGTATGCTGATAAATTGTTTGACTGGATATGACCAAGCACGTTTTAGCGAACCTGAGATATCAGACTGAAATACAAACTCACCTGCGTGTGTTGAATGATCACCAAAGTAAAACTTCAAGTCCGTGCCTTCTGTTTTGACTTTAAAATTAAGTTCTTCTGAGTTGGCTGATGCCTGCATCTTCAAACGCATGACGTTGGCTACTTGTGGCTCAAACTCAATATGCCATGTGACTCCCTTGAACTTAGGAGTCTTGAGTTTTTCTTCCACAATTTCTGCAGTCATAAAGCGATAGTCATTCTTAAAGTCTTTGGCTGCATTTTGAAAATGCAAGCCCACGGGCTGCTGAATACCGCCGCGGTCCTGACGAACTACTGCAATTTGAGCATTTTCCTTATACTCTCCCAAGTTCAATAGAACCTTGAGTTTAGATAAGTTAGGCATACCAAATACGCCAACAAAATCTGCTACTGGAACTAAAAAATTGCCGCTGATCACAACCGAACGGTCTTCTGCTGCACCGCTGATTGCGGTTTCGTTAGCATCGCCGGTAATCTTGACAGTGTCGATACAGCCCAGTTCAAATGTGTGTTCTACTAAGTCTAACAAGTGGTCTCTCATGTGTTCTCCAATATGATGATTATTTAGATCGTAATTCAATAATGTATTAATTTTACGTGATTAATTGACAATAGTCAATGCCAGTTTAACCTATATGCGAGAAAATACCTGTGCCAAGGCTTGACCGCCACGCAATGATGTTAGTTCGCCAGGACGTTTAAATTCTAACCAAGTGCTGGCAGCATCGATGTGAAAACTTTGAATCAATTCAAATCCCAGCAGTTGGCAGTGTTCTACAATTGCCTGTTTAGGTGTATAGCATTTAAAACCTGATTCTGCCAGTTTAACAGCACCAGCTCGGTTGCAGTCATTGATAGTCAGGGCAATGACACCGCCTGGTTTGAGTTTGTGAAACAACTCGCGTAGATATGCATTTACTATTTCCAACGGTTTAAAGTTAAAAAAGTTATAGATCAAACAAAATGCAAACTGTCCAGACGGTAATTGTGTTAGGATGGGATCGTGCGCACTTTCTGTCACTGCATAGGTTCGCAATCGCCGTTGGTATTGATCATTAAATCTCAGCAATGCAGGATCCAATAACTCTTGATCTGTGTCAACAAGATACAACGGATCACATCCCACTAAGAAATTAATCCAATCTTCTCGTCCGGGCCGAATGATCATGCCAGCGTGGTGCCAATCGCCATATCGTTGTAGTCTAGCAATGATTAATTCTTTTACTGTAGCAGTCAACGACTGTCGACGATCTAGGATATATTCATTGCTGTCATACTGCATCATTTGCCGATATAACTCGGTACTATTTTCGTAGTAGACTGACTCGTGCTGCTGAATCAGCAGCTCAATTTGACTTTTAATTTGGTCAGCAGTCTGATCAAAATTGTCTAATTTTTTTAAAATGTCTTGGTAGTTGGCTTCCAGTTGTTCAGTTAAATGTGTAAATTGTATTTCATTTGATTGAACAGTGTACAACACCGGTGCCAGCTTGTCGTGAGCCAATGGCACAGTATCAAGGGGAATCATATCCTCTAGAAGACTTTTATAAGAAATTAACGAACTCAGTTTCATTAAAACTCAAACAATGATTGAAATGTGTTATCTGTGTTGGTTGCGCCAGCCAAATCCCAGTCCAGTACTCCCAACAAATTATCGACCTTGCCATCAACTACAGTAGATTCCATTTCGGCATCGTCAAATGGCAGTTCACAAAACCACCTGGGTAAATGTTGCTCGTCGGTGGGATAAGCAATACTAGTCCAACCTAAAGGATTGCTACGTAATTTGCAAACAATAACTTTCATACCATCCACCACTTGTAAAGAATAATTATCGCTGTTCATTCTGCGCAGATTATTCCAGTTGATAGCAGCGCGAACATGTCCTGGCATGTTGGTCTTGCCTTCTTTGATTTCTTTGTTGCCGTACATGGTCAAGTTGTTGACACGCTTTGGGCTGCCTTTTTCCCAAGCTGGTCGTTCCTTGAATTGATATTTGAACTCACGTATTTTTTCAATAATAGGTTCTTTCTCCGATCCATTGAGAACATCGTTAAGAATGTCGCTAAGAAATTCTTGGATAATCTTAGGAGTATCTGACCGCTTGAGATCTAGGCCCATGGCTTTGACCTTGCCAGGCTTGCCGCCTACGTCATACCGCTTGCCGTCCTTGTCGTAGAACAACACAGCATATCGTTTCTTGGTGATAAACAGACCCTTGATAGCAACAATTTCTCGACCACCTTGAATGATAGAACCCATGTCTCTGGGACAATGAAAAGCCTGTTCCATAAAGCCTGGGAAACTGAGATTGACCTGTTCTGCAATGCTGTCATACAAGGCCACTGCAACATCCTTGTTCCATTCCATACGCCCTTGCGCAATTTCTTCTCGAAGTACAGGATAAGCAGAAAAGTAGCAAGAGTCTGTGTCACCGTATATAATGGCATTGCCCACATGATCGTACCGGCCTGTTATACACTCGTTGACATAGGCATCCATGTGCCGGGCAATGGTTCTACCTACCAAGGTTGTTGATTGTCCAATGCGTTTGTCAAAGAATCTACAACCTGGATTTAGAATAGCACCATACAAGCTATTCAAGTTGATTTTCTTGACCAACTGACGCTTGTCCCAGTATTCTTCTTGTTCATGATTGCCTTCGTCTTTTACTCGTGTCAATGTGGCCTGCATTTCTTTACGTTCGGCATACCATCGAGCCAACAAGCCGGGAATGATACCTTCTTTGTCATAGGTAAAGATAGTGCCGTTGGCACTGAGCACCCATGGTTTGTTGCTGTCAAAAATCACATGCCAAAATTCTGCAGCTGACATGACATTGGTGGTACCATCTTCCCAGTCCACTGTCAATTCAAATCCGCGATTCTGTTCCATGACCGCTGTGTATTCCAAAGTACCAAACAGTCCTTCCCATGCTGCAGCAAAACTCATGTTCCGGCCGATACGATCATTTATGTATTGGTCTGTGGCAATGGGTCTCAGTTGTCCCACAATAGTTTCCGGACCCATATTTAGGGCACGAATTGCTGACGGATACAAACTGTTGATGTCGATTGATCCAATATAGTCGTGCAAACCTTTTTTAGGATAAGCAACATAAGCGCCGGCTGCCTGCGTGTCCTGATTGTCACCGTACTGCTTGCGATTTGGGACCACCATGCCATGTGCATGTGCTTCGTTGATAATGGCCTGTTCGGTCACAGCCACAGCACCAGTTGTGGTCGGCAACAGCACAGTATTTTCATGCGCAATTGAATTTGCCAAATCTAGAAACTTTAATTTTTTATCAATCTTGTTGACAAGCACCACGTCTTGTCTGTTGTATTCAATGAAAGTTCGAAAATTTAGATTGTACAGCTGATCCAGTGTACCTTCGAACGCTGTTTTGCTACCCAGATCTTCGTATTCACCAATGGCATCCAAGCTGTAGCTGTGTCGTTCTTCATAGGTGTATTTGCGATACAACTGCATATAGTCCATGTGGACTCGACCCACAAGATCAAATGTAAGACTTTCTTTTCCGAAGCGTTCAAATGTACGTGCCTTGGGCATTTGCCCCCACAGGCAAAATCTGCGTGTATCGTCCTTGCTCAGTATGCGAGTGACTCGATTCACTGTGTAAGGAATATCATAACCTTCGCTGTTCCATCCCGACAATACGTCTGCATCGTCAATTAGATGCAAGAATGAATCCAACAAGTCTGCTTCACGTTCAAACATAAATGTGTTGTCAAAGTCAGCAGCAATTTCTCTAGCAGTTTCCATGCTCATGCTCTTGGGAGGAATAGCCAAGGTAACCAACTGGTCCAGCCAATCCAAGTAGACTGTGATGGCTGTGATGGGATTGAACGCTTCCTCAGTGCTGCTAAAGCCGCGCACTGGATCAAAGTCTGTTTCAATGTCAAAGAAAGCTGTGTGTAATTTTGGAGCATCTGCGCCTAGATAGTTTTCAGCCAAGCATCGAAATACAGGATTGATATCACTTTCATAGACAGTTTTACCCGAATGCATGCGCAGCTCTTTGCGAAACTCCTTGTTGTTTCTGCTGCTGAATCTAGCCACTGGTGTACCAAAAATACTGCGAAACTTTCCTCTAGGATCGTCGTAGTAAAAAATGTATGTGGCTGGAAATTCTTGATATTTGCGAACGCCATTAATGCGTTCAACTATGTGAATTCGATCTTTGTCTCGATCAAACAGTGCGTCGACGTATGATATGATAATTCTCCTAGTGACTTGTGGCTCACTGTTGCCGTGTACATGCCCGTTAGGCGAGCGAATCCTACAGCGTGATCAATCTAATCAATGCTGCTATATCGATACTTATTAACAAAATATAATTGCCCAACATTCCGAGACTTTGCCGAGTCCATGCCGCCCAGGCAAATACAGCACACTGAGCAATGAACATGGGATACAGCAACAAGAACGGTGGATGTGGTAAAGTAAACGCCATGATTGTGGAACAAGCAATGCTAGTGACCCAGGCTGCCACTTCCAACACAAATCTCGCAGGCCATATTCGATAGTCCTTTTCTGCCCAGTCAATAATGTCGTATACAATGCCGCGAACATCAATCATTATAGAGTTTTACCCACTGTGGTCAGGATAGTTTCCAACAGTTCATGATCCTGCTGCTCACGACCAAATTCGGCCTTGTGTGCCAACTTGATTGCTTTTTTGAGAATAGCTGGTTTGATTTCCATTTCTTCGGCCACTGCTTTGATAGTGTCGTTTAGGCCGCCGTTGAGTGTTTCAACTTCGTGCATGATCTGCATGCCTTCGTTGATGATCTGTGTGAGTTTGGCTTTTTGTTCAGTACTGAATGCGCGATCTGACATGTATGTCTCCTAGTGAAAATACAATTATACACTAGTTATTACAGAAAGCAAGCCACAAACGAATAAATCCCCCAGTTTATATCCGACGGTAGCGAATCATTAGATAACGGTTGGGGGCACCGGACGCCTTAGGCACAGTGAACTGTGACGGTCCTAAGGGTATGCTATTTTCCTGCGGCCTGTAATGCTGCGCCTTTGTTGAAACTGGGACTGCGACTATTGGGCACTGTTCCCTTGCGTTTACTCCAAGCATAACCTGCACGATGCCCAGAACAATCTTTAGTGCATTGGCTTCCTAAGAAATCAAGCTCGTTAACTTTTTTCCTATGTTTTCTAACAAATTCTGTTGCTCTCATCTTGCGCCTTTAAACCATAGCTGAAACCAAGCTTCGGTTCCCGGCTTGATATTTTGTTGGCGTTGTATTGCACCGCGGTTGGTGCTGTCAATGTTGGGCAGACTCATACGTTCAGCTTCACGTGCTGCTAAATTGTTGTATATGGGATCATCTGGAGGCATTATACAATCAGGAGCCGGAGAATGATTTAAATCAACAGTTGAAAAATTTATGCGGTCAATCATGTTAATCCTTTATAGGTCCACCTTCAACCCAAGCGTCGCAAGTGCGCTTGGCCGCACACTTAAATTTTAAAAACTTGCAATAGCCCAGTGTACCAGCATCAATGGTACTGGCAGGATCTGATCCAGGTTCGCTGCCAATGCCTTTGGCAATGCACGACAGCATGTCGTCGGTTTCGTCAAATGCAGCACAGTTACCGCACAAGGCTGACTTGGCATCGTCGGGGTTGTCCATGTTCCATTCTTCGGCCTTTGCAGCCCAAAATTCTTCATTAGGTGCATTGGGATCTAAGGGACCGTAGCCATATTCATCTATGGCCTTTTGACGATTCTCAAGATTCAGCTTGATGCTTTGTGTGGCTGGAGGACATCCTTTCTCAATTGCTTCGAACAAATTTAATAGGTCTCTCATAATTACACCGGTGAGTAAGGGTTACGCTTCCAGTCGCTATCTTGAGGATGTTCAGGATACACTGGATAGTCCATTATCTACAGACCCTGACATTGCGATTCACACGATATTGTGGATCCCAACGCTGCACCCAATAACAACGAGGTGGAGGTGGCGGAGGTGGTCGATAATACACAGGAGGAGGAATGTACACTGGGCGAGGTTGTACATAAACTGGCTGTGGTTGTATATAATAGGGATCTGTTACTACACAACCTGTTAGGGCTGTGGCTGCTGCCAAAATGAGTATGATTCGTTTCATCAGTTTATCCTTAGATTTCCCAGTGTAGCATCAATTTAGGTTGTGGTCAAGTTGCATTATGCCTCATTTACATAGTCAGCATTTTTAGTTTTTGCACGACGGTGTGCGCAATACATTTCGCAGGCCATTACAGCTTCATCTAAGTTCTTAAATTTACTAGCTGCGGGTTTATTCTTGATTGAGATACGGAATCCATCATCTTCGTTTCCGTGAATTGAGATTTCGTGCCCGTCGTCTGTGGTCACAGTTTTAACTGGTGGACCCATTTGATCACCAGCAGGTTTGGCTGCTAACTTGTTAATAAGGTCGGGATCTTTACGAATCTCCTGGCCGATATCGCTCAAGTAATCGCCTAACCGGGCTTTTAGTTTAGTAATGATATCTTCTTTGGTTATAGATTCAACAGCAACCACAGGTTTACCTTGCGGTTTTGATCCACGGCCGGTACGACTTGCTCTTGCACCATCACCGCCACCACCGATGTGTTTGCTACCAAGACTTAGGCCTGGATTGCGTGGGCCGCGATTGGGTTTGACCTGTGTAATTTTTCCGCCACGTG